CAATTTTCTGGATACGCTTGTTTAAATGAATCGAGCGCATCCCATGCTCGTCGCAACAAGTCAATCATCGTTCTTCTCCCCTTGCGTTGATGGCATCAGCGATACGCCGCCTCTCCGACAACAGTATTTCAAGCGTTCGCGTCTGTACCGGCTCTCCGGTGCCCCGCAATGCCACCTTGGCGCACGCTTCCCGTTCATGCGCGGCGACAAGGTAAGCGTAGCGTTCAAAAGCGTCCGTGTAATTCCAAAGGTCAGGATCAAGCCCAGCCTCCCGCGCCATGCGGATTATGTCGTCGCGGTTCATTTCTCTTCCTTTGTTATTTCTTTAAACCTCATATGTACTCCCTGTCCAATTTACATCCCAAGTGATTTTCTCTTTGACCAAAACAACCCCGGCTCGTAGCAATTTGTCAAAGTGATCATCCGTTGAAGGTATGCATTCGAAGTACTGCGTCCAGTCAGGGCAAGTGATAAGTTTGACATCATCAAAAATGTGCCTGTCCGGGGGCTCGAATGGAATGGACATAGCGTCCCTTGCATAAGCAATAGCATTTGCCCATAACCAGCCGTTTGATTGACTCCGTTTGCGTCCCATCACTTCACTCTAATGAAGTCTAGGTTCATTATTAACCCCTTGCTCTAATAGCAACAGCAAGTTCAGCCGGGGTAGCGGAAGGATCTGCTTCTTCACAAATTTTGGCGCAGAAGTCGCATTCTTCTGTTGATGCCTGACAGTCAAGGTCTTTAATAAGTTCTTCTATGTCATCTTCGGGGGATGCGTAATACCCCTGTCTATGCATCCAACCAGCGATTTTTTGCCGTTCAATATTAATTACAAGATCAGCAAATTTGGAAAACCCATCAAGTCCAACAAGCTCCACAAATCCATCAACAAAACCAGCTTTACGTGCCAATTCAATTATTTGATTCTTGTTCATGTGTTCTTCTCCTTTAACTTTTGTTCTATCAAAATGTAAAAAGCAAGCAGACCCCCGTCGCCCAACTGTCCAAGAATGGTTTGATACTCATCATCTTCAATTGTGTTCCAAGGTCTTTTAAGTAGTAGTCTCGCAAACTGGAGCAAACAAGCAGCATCACCATCCATTCCTTCTTCTGTGTGTATAAATCTGTCTTTTAACCAAACGTGTCGAGTCCAAGGTATAATCCCACATTTGTCGGCAAGAGCAAAAATTTGATCTTCAGTCATGACTGCTCCTTGGGGTGGCTTCCACCACCCCGTTAACAAATTTAAGTCCTTTGAAAGATCTTGCCTTCCAAGTACCCAATCACTACCAACGCAGCGTTGTGCCGTTTTTCAATGGCATCAATGTGAAGTTTAGCCGCGTTTAGATCTTGAGTCAGGCTCTCGATTTCCAACTTGGCACTTTTCAAACTAGCGTTGGCCATGATTGCATCAAAGTTAATCACTGGCTTTTTCACCGGCTTCTTAACAGGCTTTTTGGCAGGTTTGGCTGTTGACTTAACTCCCGGCGGACGGCCACGGCGCTTGGGTTCTGCTTTGACTTCAGTTGTAACTTCGGTATTTTCCATGATCTAACTCTGTTATTTAAAAGGTAAAAAAATATTATTGATCTTTGTCTACATGATGTTTCTCCATAACCAGAGCCTCGATAGCTCTGGCAAAAATATAAATGTCACCCTCGAACACGCTAATCCCGGTCTCTTGGATGCACCGGTTGATCTCTTCCAGACTTAACATTTTTAAATCCACTTGGAACTTTCCTCTTAAAACACGTTTCACACTTCCACCTAAAGAACCCGCCCTTCATCGTTGGGACTTTGTGGACTGCTGGGTTTTTCCTGCACTGTTGGCACATAATAAACGTGTCCGTACTTACAGAATCCTTCATCGCCGCAAATTTTATGGTATTCATTTTCTAAATTACTACGCGCAAAGTGTAAATATTTTCTAGTTTTTTCTAAAGAAAGAACAACTTTATGGTTTGTAGGAAATTTTGAATGGCATTCAAAATATAAATTTTCTAACTTTTCGTTTAATAAACGAACTGTAGCCGCTTTTTCTAAATGTTCTTCTAATGTTAATCCGGGTTTTTTTGACATGTCATTTCCTTTCTGGACATTCTCTACCTTGACGACAATCCCCGGTGCAACACAGAGGGGTGATTTTTAACAACGCAGCATCCCAACCGGCGGACCATGCATCATGGATTGCTCCTTCCATTCTGTGATACCCACCCGCAGGGATGTGTTTTCCGTGGTGCTCGTACCACCACCGTTTCCACTCTTCTCCTTTTTTCATATCCGTGCCTTCATAAGAATTTCAATTTCATTCCCCGTTATAGTTCGAGGCTTACCCTGAAAGATCAAACGTTCAGTCCATTCCCGCGTCCACATACACTTGAACTCAGGTTTGGCTCTTGAGTTGAGAAGCTGTTCAGTCGTCCAAGCCTCATTACCCAACCCATACCAAAGAGCATCCTTTAACTTTCCTGTTGTCCAGTTTGTGGTGTACGCAGGAACAATGATTTGCTCCGAGTTTGGGATTCGAAAAACAGGCTCCAACTGATAATCAGTGTTGCGTTTGTTTAGTTCGGTTACGCTAAAAGTCTTTCTCATTCTTCCAATCCTTTGCAAGCAATCAACATGATTTCAATTAACTTCTTTTTAATCTCTGTTTCTTTGTTATGAGCCGCGCTAATTTCCTGAAGTTTGCGGGCTTCAATGTTTAACTTAACAATTGCTTCAGCTAGTTTTTCGTTCATCTTTTTTCTCCGTTGAAGTCCAACCAAATTTCTCCCAAGTTTTTTGTACATCTGTGTGCTCAGATGAAACCCATACAAATCTTGGATCTGTTGCCGGGATGGTTGGGATTGATTTAGAAATGTGTTTGATAAAGTCTTCGTCTGTCATATTCCATGAGCCTCTTCAATGATTCGTACAAAAGCTACAACGTCTTGAATGTCGTCCTTTGAGATGTCTTCGTCAGAAAGTTTCTTTAGAAGTTCAAGGATTTCTTCTTCGGTTAATTTAGGCATTCTTCATCTCCAAACTTTCAATTCTGTCAGTCAGGATCGCCCCAAGGTCGCGCTTGTTCACCGCCACCATCTGGGCTTCTTTGCAGTCGTACACAACCTTCGCGGCATCTTTGATGGCTTTGTTGTACCCACTAACAAAGTGATCGTTGCCGTTCAGTAACATTGTTATCGCGTCCCTCACAAGACCCGAGGCTTTCCTGTTCTTCGCGGCCAACTTTAACTTGGCGTGGATCTCGACTGGTAGATAAACCGAATACGGGATTAGATTTTTTTCCAACTTTGATACTCCATCTCAAGTTTCTGAAACAACTTCTGTGCGTCTGTGTTTGTTTTAAGTTCAGATCTTGATGAGATCCCAAGATAATCCCTGAGCCATTCTGTTGCTTCCGCTTCGTTTGGTTCCATAATCTGCCCATCGTTCCACAGGTACGCCCAAAACTTCGGCTCTTTACATAAGAGAGCCGAACGTTGGATGGGCTTGTCCTCCGGCATCGCGGTCTCGTCATGACCGATCCTGACCATAACAACCTGATACCGAGCCCCAACGAAATGCCTAAGCAAGTCCTCAGGGATCTCGTCAGGATGAAGACGAAGAGTCAAAAGATACCCAGTCTGATCTTGCTTTAAAGCAACCTTGAGCCCTTCAAATTGGATCGTGTTCAAAATGGCACTTCCTCATCGTCATCAAACACCGGCTTTTTAGGTTTATCTTGTTTGACCCACGGCTCAGAGACGTTCACCGAGATCGCCTCGTAACCTCCTAAAGTTTTGTTCCATCCGGAGACAGACAACTTCACAAGCTCCCCATCAGGAGTTTTCGAGACCGCTGCCCGAATGAGTGCCCGATCCAGAAAAATATCCCCACGGATGTCGGGATGGTTCTCTGCCGTCTTCTTTGTGTTTGTCCACAAAGTACCTGTATTAGCTTTAGGAACGTAACTCATTTGGCCTCCAATTTCAGACGGATTTCACGGAACTGATTCATCAGGTTCTTGAAGAACTCTTCGTCAAGACTCTTGATCGTTTCAAACAACTCTTTGTTGCGACGATAGATAGACATCACATCATCACTTGATTCAGCGAATCCAAGGGCCAGATCTGCTGCGGCTTGGACGCTTTGGAGCCACGCCTCTGGGTCCCGGCCCGGATCCAAATCAACCTCAATCTTCCAATGCTCAACCTCCTTGGCCTTGGGCTTATCAATCTTGACGGTTTGGATCTTCTTTTCAACAGGTTTCTCAACCTTTGGTTCTCCAGCATCCACCTCGTCCGACTCGGTCAACTCGAGCGCCATAACCCAGAGATACCTACGAAGATATGTATGGGTCGAACCAAGATTCTGGATAGCCTGTCCCTTAGGATTACTGGCCATCACAGTCGGGGTAAAAAACTCAACGCTGGTATCACCATCCGTATCAAAAATGCTTAACCCAGCTTTTTCTGCATCAATGCTGAACACCGCACACAGTCCAACATCGTTGAACATCTGATGAACATGGGGCAAGAAGTCCCCAAGCTCAAAGTAAGAGTAGCCAGCAAACTTATTGTTTCCAGACTTCTTCAGTGTCTTCTGGGTCAGTTCAAACCGAACCTTCTGTAGTTTTTTAAGTGCGTTCATTAACGACCTCAATCAATTTGTCTAAGTAATGTCTGGCCTTGAGGAGATCCTCTAAGCCATTCTTGTCCTTGTACCGGCTAACATATTTAACGATGCAGCCTTCCAAGTACCCCATCTCGTTTTGAGATATGTAATCCCAAGGCTGGATAGCCCTCTTAACATAGTGATCACCTCCTTCCTGTCTGTTATTGGCTGTCACAGTAATCCCTCCACTGAGCGCAATATTGATTAACTGGGCAAAAGTTTGCACATCTAATCCGTTCCCCGTTTCTGACTTCAATCTCGTAGTCCTTTGGTGCATTGTTCAACGCTTCAACTGCATCCGCCTCGGTCGCATGAACCGACTTAGCTCTCGATGCCCCAATCTTCTTTACTGCCCAAGTGGTTGGCTTCTCCCACATTTCCGAGGAAGAGCACTGTGGCAGAGAAGAATTCGTTTCAAGCGCAAACTCACAATCTGAATGCGCCTTGATCCGACTCGAGACATACGCTTCCCGCTCCTCCATCGACCACAACCGGATAGGAATCTCAGCGATAGGAGCCTTTGGATACCCCTCCCTCGAGAGCGACTCCCTACGGTTCCAGTCTCGGATGATCGCCACGATCCCAAGATCGATGACCGGATCCTTCGTGACCGTCTCAACCAGCCATGCATAGATGTTGAGTTGTTGTTCCCACTCGATCTTGTCCTGCATCGCAGACCAGACCGAAGTAACTTTGTAGTCCCGGATCGAACGACCCTTGTCGCTCAGGATCTGTAGATCGATGGCTCCCGAAAGCGTCCATCCCTCGAAGGTCGTGAACAGTCGCTGCTCAACAATGTGATAATCGTCCTTACCGCGCTCGAGGATGTTGTGTACGGCAGACCCGAAAAGTGACCACACCATCTCTGATGCGTCCTGCTCAAGCTCATCCTCAAACTTCGCAGACAGAGCCACGATCTTGGGGGAGTTGATCAGTTGAGTTACCGAAAGGTGCGCCTTTCCCTTAGAATAAGAGGGACGCTGCAAGACGTTCACGAACGTCTGCGGGATGTCAAATTTGTTAGTTATCTTCATGTGTTCTCCAGAGTGAAAGCGTAGAATAGACCACTTCTGCACCTCTGTCAACAGGTTGTACCACAATGATCTCACCTGCTAGGTTCATACAGTTAAGACTACCATATCCGCCCAGCGTCAACCACTACTGGGGGCAGGGAAAACACGGCAGATTCATAGGAAAACGTGGGGTTGCCTTCCGGCAGGCAGTCGCGGAAGCCGCGCTCGAGGCCGGGGTCCAACCCCTACTTGGCAGACTGTCTGTTCACATCGCCCTTTTCCCTCCTGATAGAAGACAGAGGGACGTAGACAACGTTTTGAAGAGTCTTCTGGACGCCTGTGAACACGCGGGGTGTTACGAGTCAGACGCCCAGATCGACGAACTTCACATTGTTAGGCAGGAGATCCAGAAGGGTGGCTCCTGCACTATCATCTGTTTAGAATCGCGTCCATGATGTGCTGAAAATTACTTCCTTTTGAAAATCCTGCTTCTTTTCTAAGCAGCTCAACGTCATCAAGAACTTCGTTCTTTTCTTTCATCAACATATTCATTTCATCACGTTTTTGCTTAGGAGTAATTGATTTATCAACAGATTCCCCTACTTCTCTAATGTCTTTGTTGAGGTCTGCCAACTCGTTTGCAATGCCTTCTAACGTATCGTGAAGATCAATTAGGTCTTGCTTTTCCTTGTCATACGCCGCAGCTTCTTTGTCTTTGAGACGCTCTTCTTTGATACCAAGCGTGTTGTAAGCAGTATCAACCTTCTTTTTCATGTCGTAGAACAAGTCCTCAGGGCCGCGAGGAACCTCAGGTCTAACGAACGGACCAACAATCGGCGTCTGTTTGAGTGGCGTCTCAGCCCGCACACCTTCGGATTCACCAATTAAGTTAGTGAAATACTGAGCCAAAGCTCCCGCCGATCCAAACGTGCTCCTAACAATGTGATCCATCTCCATTGGGTTAAGAATTCCGCCTGATAGTTTGCTTAACGTCTTTCCTAGCTCAGAGGTCGAGGCAGTGTACTGTTCTGCTGCATCAACATCTTGAAGCCTCTTAGGTGTGATCTCATGCCCAGACCAAAAATTTTTGTTCACAACAACTTCAATTCCGGTCTTGAGAGCCGAAGGAAGAGGGTTTGGCCCAAGCAATAGATCTTTAGCCGCAGTACTCAACGCCTGTGCCAGCCGTCGCGTGTCAATCTCTCGATTGGTACCTTCCCTAATAACTTTGTTATACAACATCTCTGGGATGGCTTTGAAAAAGTAAGCCGCAGAGGTGTTCATCGGGATCATATAAGTGGTCCCCGGAATGATGAAGTTCCGTAACCGAGTCTGGTCGTCTAGCTTGATGTACTCCTCATCGTCCCCAACAAGGAAGCAATAAAGAAGCGTGGTACCAACCAACAACAGGCCGGTTTGACCAAGTCTTGCCAACGCTCGTCCTCGACTAACTCCTTTCAGACCGCCACCAATCAACGTCTGTGCAAGAACGTCAATTTGGTTGGCGTATGCAGCCATGAAGGGAACGGTCTTGGTGACCGCTTGGGCTAATTGTCCTGACCCTCTATGGAGGAAGTTAATAACGTTAGCCGCCTGATACAACGCTAGGTTCGCGTCTCCGGTCTCTTTGAGAACCCGGATGTAGATGGCTCGACGTTGGGCCATGTCTGACGCATCACCCCAATGATCTAGAGCCCGCATAACATAGTCGTACACATTGTTATTCAGGACCCCGATCCGGCGCTTGACCTCCGCCTCAGGAGTACGGGCAGGAGAATAGAATCCCCCAATACCGGCAGACTTTAGGATTTGAACAATTGGATCGTTTGGCCTTAATGACTGAACAAACCCGTTAAACACTCCTCCCATAAGAGCAAGAGGGTTCTTCACTCCTGAAATCAAAGCGGCAGTCGGAGCATCTTGGAAGATCTGCTTCAACTGGAAGACTGGAGATATAGTTATCAATCGACGGGTCAGATTGGCCACCGCAGCCAATGCTTTGACCATCTCTATATCAAGAGTAGCCATGCCAAAGATGGCTTCAGCTACAAGAGGATCCTGAATTTGCACAACGATGCGGCGACCCTTGTTGACAAAATAAAACATACCTTTGTCTGGGTCTGGTTTGTTAAATTGAGCAATCTGACCCTTGGCGTTCCGGGTTCCATACTCACTAACAATCCTGCTCGCGGCATATTGACGTATCGCGTTCATAGTCATCCGCATGACGTTCTGCGTCATGTTGTCGATGATGTTCTCAATCTCCCGATTAGAAGTGATAACAACCTGATCGCCATCTTTCATAACAGTGTTAAGGGTGATGAACCCGTCTGGCGTTGAAGTAAACTTCGAGGCCGGGATTTTTTTGCCGTTAACTTTAACTGCGAATGTGGTTGAAGGCTCTACTTTGAACTGTTGTTGCCCAGCGTTTGCAGTAAAAGCGTTTACAACGGTTGACTTTCCTTCCTTGAAGATCTTCTCTCGGCCTATGTTTTGAAGTGTCTTGGTCGTGCTTTGGATAGGAGAATGCCCATCCTCGTCATCAGACATGATCCGATACCAAGGAACGTAGTCCGGGATCTGCGATAAAACGTCATATCTTTTGTCGCTCAAAAGGCCGACTTGTTTCCAGATCTTCAATAGATTCTGGTTAACAGCCGTCCAGTTGTTCATGATCGTGCGAAGTTCAGGATGTTCCTGCTCTCGAGCAATGAACTCTTGAATCTCCTCATCCGACATGTTCACTTTTTCAAGCGCAACCTTGATTGCCGCAAGATCGGCTGCTGCTTCATCCATAACTGCTTTAGCTTGAAGCTGAATGGCAGGATCAGGATTGTTCAAAGATCGGTTGTACGCATCTACCGCGTCTTTGTACTCTTGCGCCCGAGCAGCGTACTCATCCTTGATACTCTTAGATCGTTTGGCCTCTAAGTACCCTTGGATGATGTTTTCACCAAGCTGATCCCCAAGACGCTTTTTGAGTGCTGCTTGGGCTTTGTAGACACCAACCATTCCTAACGTGGTTGGCGTAGCAACAAAACGCTTGTGCAATGAATCAAACTTCAGGCCACCCTGCATGACAACCTGAACCCCGATATTCCCACTACTAATAGCGTTATCGAGGGCGACAGAAGAAATGGCAAGACCATGACTGTCTTGCAAAGCACCTTTGTACCGTTCAAAGTCTCGAGCATTTACACCCGAACCAGAAAAAACGTTTTTGTTTCTAAAATGTAGAACCGCGTTTTCAACACCAGTAAACCCTTTGTCTACTGCCCCCAACGGGTCGTTGTAAGCATCTACAACAAA